AGGTAGGCGTCCAATTCGGCAGCGACACCGAAAAGATGATCCTCTTCGAGATCATCAACGGTCGCTACGAGGCCGTGAAGCCCACGATCCTCATAAGTAACTTGGCGCTCGACCCGCTTGAGCAGTTTATCGGTGAGCGCACGCTAGACCGCTTGCGTGAGGGCGGTGGTCAGTTGATTGTTTTCGACTGGCCAAGCTACCGGAAGAGGGCGTGAGGCGCGCAGCCAAGGTCGACGCCAATCAGCCGGACATCGTCAAGGCGCTGCGCGCAATCGGGGCGACGGTGGCCGTGACCAGCACGGTGGGGCAGGGCTTCCCTGATATCTGCGTCGGATTTCGCGGGCGCAATTTCATGATCGAAGTGAAGGACGGCAGGAAGCCGCCGAGCGAACGCAGGCTGACGCCCGATCAGGTGGACTTTCACGCCGCGTGGCGCGGCGAGGTGGTCGTGGTCGAGTCGGTCGAGCAGGCAATCGAATACCTGACGAGGGGGTGATATGGGCAGACAGGCAACGATATGGACACCCGAGCGCAAGGCGGAATTGAAACGTCATTGGGAAGCTGGGACACCGCATAGTGAGCTCTCGAAGCTATTCCCGGGCTACTCGGCCCGTTCGCTCGCAAATCAGGCGTTGCGCGTGGGGGCGTTCCGGCCCGAGAAGCAAGACGCCGCCCGCGCGCGGATCCTCTTGCATCTGCGAGCACACCCGAATCAGACGGTGGTCGACGTGACCCGGGCAATGCCGTTCTCCGCGGACCACGTTCGTGGCGTCATGCGCGCACTGCATTCTGATCGACAGATTCGGATTGTCGATTACGGCGCTGGCGGCAGCCACGTGTACGCCTGCGGGGAGGGGGGCGACCTGACGCGGGATGAATGGAGGGCAGCGAAGAAGGCGGTGAAGGTGGCCTCCAGCAAGCGGGTGCGACGTAAGCGTGTTGTCTCGTTCAATGAGGCCCGGGTGATCTACAGCGTGGCAACTCCCGGAGCCTTTCCGGTGCAGCGCGACTATACGGTGACGGCGCTGTTTGGCAGTCCGTGAGTGGTAAGCAGTACAGAATTCACATCATCAACTGAATAGGGTGGCACTGATGACGCTAGACGAGCGACTGGACAACTGGGGAAAGGCAAACAGGGTAGGTGGGCCGCGACCGGGTTACTGCGCGCCGTGGGCGAAGCTTGCCGACGTCATCGCCAACGGCCGGCAGAGCACGCCGGTGGTCGTGTATGACGAAGTCGACGCAGAACGGGTCACGCGTGCGTGGCGTCGCCTTGGCGTGCTGCACCAGCGGTTGCTCAAGGCTTTGTACATCACGAACCTGCCTGTCGAACTGATTTGCCGACGGCTGGGCATCCGCCAACGGCCGATGAGCGTTTTCGACCTTGAGCTCGCGCGCGCAAAAAATATGATGCGCCAGCACCTAGAGAAGGTAGATGGCGAAAAATTTGTAAACCGCGAGAAGTCACCCTATACTGAGTCCGACAATTTGATTCCGGCCGAACTTGCCGAGACCGCAGCCTGAGGGGCTGCGCTCGCGTCGGAAAAAGAGAAGCCCGCCACTGAGCGGGCTTTTTTGTGTCCGCAGAACGTTCACTCCAACGTCGCATGAAGCGGCTAAGATGCCAACTCAGTCCAAAAATCTGGGGGGAAGAATTGGCGACAATGGCTACAGCGCTTCGAACGTTCGTGGAGTCCAAGCCGGACGGTGCGACGTCGCGCGAAATTCGAGCTCATATCCGTGAGAACTACGACGGGCAGTGGGCACCGAAGACGCTAGATGCTCATCTTTACGGTTGTAGGGTGAACGCTCCGGCAGCGTACACGGCACACCCTTCAGCTCAGAAATTTCTGTTCAAGTCTGACGACGGTCGATTTCACATTTACAGCGAGGACGTTCATGGGCCGAACGTTTGGGCTCCTGACGTAGACGCCGAGGATGACCTCGACGGGCCGCTGGAGCGGCAGGGTTTTGATGATCTGATCGATGCAACCTTGAGTTTCGAGAAGGATGTTGAAGCGCATTTGATACAGCATTTGGCTGATATTGAGGTTGGTCTGAAGTTCGTCGCCCGGCAATGCAGTATTGACGTTGGGCGCGTAGACATTCTGGCCGAAGATGCTAGCGGGCGTCGTGTAGTGATCGAGTTGAAGGTCGGCGAGGCGAAGGATGCAGCGGTGGGGCAAATTGCGCGCTACCTTGGGTGGTACGCGCGAGAAGATGGAACGCCGCCTCGCGGAATGCTGATTGCAGGAGACTTCCCCGAGCCCGTGCGCTATGCGGCCGAAGCAATTCGCGACCTCCAACTCGTAAAATATAGGGTGCGGTTCGCGTTTGACACGGTCGGTGTGGAGACCGCATCATAAGTGTGGGAGATTTGGCCCGAAGCCTGACTGGTGCGGGCTTTTTGCATTCCAGTATCAGTGCGGTTCGGCCTAATAGAACGATCGTTATCTGTATGTGTTGTTTGAAGTAACAGAAACGTAAAAAGCCATAACTAGGTGCTTTTTTTGCGTTTCTCAGGCTCGGCGATAGAATCTTCGTCGACCTGGAGACAAGTCGATGGCAACAGCTTTGCAATATCCCTACGGTGGTCAAGGAGCCGGGCGCTGACGGCAAGCGCGTGTTTGCGCTTTACTCCCTCTAGCGGCGGCCGCAGTAGATCGTTCTCGTCACTGATGGATGCGATGGCACACGCAGCCTCGAGGTGGCAAACGCACCAGCGTACGCAGAACGGGCTTCTACTCAACGTCACACCCATGTCGCGCTTTGCGGCCAACCCTGAACCCATTCCAAAGCCGACGCGGGATCGTGAGCCTGATGGCGACTATGAAACCCCGAGCCCATTTCTGTCCATGAGTATGTGATACGCGGTCAGACCTAGATTCTGAAAAAAGCCCGCGCTATGCGGGCTTTTCTTTCGGTGCCTTAGACCGCCATTAGGCTTTCTTGGCACCCGCCGCGCGCTTCTTGGCCGGAGCAGCAGGAGCTGCCTTGACCGCCTTTTTTGCGGCTGCCTTCTTCACGGGCACAACGCGTTCAGCATCCGAAGCTTCGAGCGCTTTCGCAAATTTTGCCCATGTGTATTTGTGGGCATTGACCTTATTACCCTTGGGCCACCATTCGACCGAGCCTTTACTGAATACCAATTCCCCGATCTTCGTTTTATTGTTGCCCCAGACGGTAAGGCTGTGATCAACCTTCCCGATTTCAATTTCCGGGGCCGTTTTGAGCTTTACGATTGCCATTCTGATCTCCTTTATTTAGGTATTTAGGAGTGTCTCACACTTTGATTGCGCAAACCGGCGTACATCGGCCGCTTCCTCCGGCGGGGCATAGGCCACAAGTTCGCGCCATTTCCAGGGCCAGGCGGACAGTGTCCGATCATTTTTTTTAGAGCAACCCCAATAGCTCATCACATCTCGCCACTCGTACCTCCTGCTGGGAAATGAGCAGCGGGGGCGTGTGTACTCACAACTCGTTTGGCACTAGCCTTTCTCGTCGAAGTTGTGCCCCGTGTGCTCGAAACCGGCGGCTTTTATCTGAAGCCTTGTCCAGTCCAGTGGGTTCGCCCGTTTGCAATAGATGCATTCGAATGCCTTTCCTGCATCCAGATCGGGCGGAAGAGCGCTTAGAAGTCGTGGTGCGGTGCACTGTAAGCATGATGCGGTGAGGGTGAATCCTTTCGACATTTGTTGATCTCCAGAAAGGCAAAACGCCCGTACCGATTCCGGTACAGGCGCTTGGCGGGTCGCGTGTGGAAATGGCTCTAGGCCATCGTATGGGGGAAGTGCGGTCGGAATCCCGACCATTTCGTGGCGAGGCGTTTTCAGCCTGTACCTTTACGTGTGACAGTAAATTCGAGCGACCTCTTCTTTCGCTTTACTATGGGTTAATTGCCAGCTCCGAACAGATCGCCTCCAGTCATCTCCGATTTTTCCCGTCTATGAAGAAGTCTGAGCGAGTCGGAGTATCTCCGGCGAGGCCATCACCCCCCACGTTGCTTTTCGACCCGCAGAACTGGATTGTTCGACTCACGCCGGCGGACGGGATGCGAGACTGGGTCGATCGCACGTTTCTGGTAGAAACAAGCCCGCTATTCAACGAGGATCACCGGCACCTGAAGGATGCCGATGTCGAATTCCTGTGGGCGTCCGTCGAGTTCCAGCGTCAGATGCGCCGCGTGGTTGGGCAGTGTGAGCAAGTCACGTTCCGTGCGGGCGGCTGGCAGAAGGCGCGCCAAGAGCAGCAGATGCATCAGTGGTTCGGTCGAATCCCAGATTTTCTGATCACCTTGGATGCTCTGTACGCAAATCAGGCGTCGGATCTAGAGTTTTGTGCGCTCGTCGAGCATGAGCTGTACCACATAGCTCAGCGGCTGGATGAATACCGGCAGCCGGCATTCACCAAGGATGGTCTCCCAAAGCTTGGCCTGCGTGGCCATGATGTGGAGGAGTTCGTGGGAGTGGTGCGGCGATATGGAGTTGGCGCAAGCGCCGATGAATCCGCCCGGTTCGCCGCTGCGGCGAACGCTCAGCCAGAGATAGGGCGCGTGTCGGTCGCCCAAGCATGCGGGACGTGCATTCTGCGGACCGCTTAGATTGATACCGCATTGAAATACAGTTGCATATGGCAGGACTTCCGGATCACGTAAAGCTACGCATCGTTCAAGCGCTTGCATGCTTCGACACGCCATCTCAGGTGGCGCGCGAGGTCAATGCAGAGTGCGGGCTTTCAGTTTCGCCGCAGCAGTGCGAGACATACGACCCGACGAAACGCAATGGTGCGAGGCTGAGCAAGAAGCTCCGAGAGTTGTTCGAGGCTACTCGCACCGCATTTCTCAACGACACGTCGCGCATTGGCATCGCCCACCGGGCGGTGCGCCTGCGTAAGCTCGACCGAGCTGTTGGTTTGGCCGAAGATCGCGGAAACATTCCCTTGATGGCCCAATTGCTCGAGCAGGCGGCCAAGGAATCTGGCGACGCGTTCACGAACAAACACCGGCTCGAACACACGGGGAAGGACGGCGGCCCTGTCGAACAACGAACAACCGTCGTCGATGAACAAGAGGTCGCAGCCGCTATCGCCAAGCTCGAACGGGAGTATTGATCCCGTCGTAGAGCGCGCCGTCCTGAAGGCGAAGTGTGAGCGCGATCACCTATTTTTCAGTCGGTACTTCTTCAAGCATCGCCAGGGCATCAAGTTTCGCGTCAACTGGCACCATGTCCTGATCGCGGACACGGTTCAGCGCGTGATTGACGGCGAACTGAAGAACGTCGTCATCAACGTACCACCCGGCTCTTCGAAGACCGAACTTGTCGCGATAAATCTTATCGCGCGCGGCCTAGCTATTAACCCCCGGGCGCGATTCCTGCACATCTCGTATTCGGACGATCTTGCGCTTCTCAACAGCGAGACGGCACGCGAGATCGTAGCGTCCGATGAATACCAAGCGCTTTGGCCCTTGGCGATCGCAGGCGACGCGAAGTCGAAGAAGCGCTGGAACGTGATGCTGAACGGCAAGAAAGCCGGTGGCGTCTACGCAGTGTCGCTCGGTGGCCAGATCACCGGCTTTCGTGCCGGGCACATGGCAGAAGGCTGGCAGGGTGCCATCATCATCGACGACCCTCTAAAGGTCGAAGACGCCTACAGCAAGCCTAACCGCAGTAAGGCCAACCGTAAGCTGCTGTCCACGGTGAAGAGCCGAAAGGCCAACCCGGACACGCCGATCATTGTGATCATGCAGCGGCTCGCCGAGGAAGACCCGACGGGCTTCATCAAGGCAGGAAAGGTGCCGGGCGACTGGGAATTCATCGAGATTCCTGCGCTGATCACTGACGAGTACGTTGCCAAGCTGCCACAACGCGTTCGCGACCTAGTCGAGGACGATGAGCGCGACGACGACGGCCGGTTCAGTTATTGGCCGTACAAAGAACCGCTGCATGATCTGCTTGCCACGGAAAAAGCCGACGTCTACGTCTTCAATGGGCAGTACATGCAGCGTCCCGCCCCGCTGGGCGGCGGCATCATCCAAAGCGGCAAGTTCCTGCGCTACGGCGCGCTGCCGCTGCTCGAGTACCGCAAGATTTTCGCTGACACGGCACAGAAGACGGCCGAACGCAATGACTACAGCGTGCTTCAGTGTTGGGGCTACGGCTTCGACAAGCGTATCTACCTGATCGACACGGTGCGCGGAAAGTGGAAGGCGCCCGAACTCAAGCAGCGCGCTATCGATTTCTGGAACAAGCACGCCGCAGTCGGCGCTGACGATCCGAACGTGCCAGTCCTTCGCCAGATGAAGGTCGAGGACAAATCGAGCGGCACCGGGCTGATTCAAGACATTCAGGCCGAGGGCGGGATTCCGATCGAGGGTATCGAGCGCGTCAAGGACAAACTGACGCGGGTCATGGACGTGGTCAGCCAGATCGATTCGGGCAACGTCGCCATTCCTACGGATGCACCGTGGGTGAGCGATTTCGTGTCCGAGTGCGACGCATTCACCGCCGACGACACGCACGCTCACGACGACCAGATCGACCCGATGGTGGACGCCATTAACGACATGCTCGGCCCGGCGCGAAACCTCTCTGTCTGGGAACGCCTCGGCGCCGGATAACACAGGACTGAAACAGGATGTCGCGAAAAAGCAAACCCAGCCGCGCCCCTGCCGCGACGGCTGGCCCGACGTCCACGCAACGCACGAATGACTCGTTCGCCAACTTCGGTGCCCGTTTGGGCTGGGGCACGGATAACCAGTCGTCCGGCTCGCAGTACACACTTTCCTACCAGAGCCGCAATCGAATCTGGCTCGAAGCCGCGTATCGCGGTTCTTGGATCGTGGGCAAAGCCGTCGATTCGATGCCAGAGGACATGACGCGCGCTGGTATTGAAATGCGCGGCATGGATCCGTCCGGCATCACCCTGATGGAACGCGGTATGACGCGGCTCGGCATCTGGGACGCGCTCTGCGACAACGGGAAGTGGGCTCGCCTGTATGGCGGCTCTATCGCCGTTATGTTGATCGACGGGCAGGACATGTCGACGCCGCTGCGCACCGAGGCCATCGGAAAAGGGGCTTTCAAAGGGTTGATGGTACTGGACCGTTGGATGATCGCGCCTCCTGTCGGCGAAGTAGTCACGAATTTCGGCCCGGACATGGGCAAGCCCAAGTATTACGAGGTGGTGGCCGCGAACACCGGTCTTCCGCCGGGTCGCATTCACCATTCTCGCGTGATGCGCATGGACGGCATTGACCTCCCATTCAATCAGCGGATCAGCGAAAACGGCTGGGGGCTGTCGGTCCTCGAACCCATGTGGGACCGCTTGATCGCTTTCGACAGCGCGTCTGTCGGCATCGGCCAACTGGTGTACAAAGCGCATCTGCGCGTCATCCATATTGAGAAGTTGCGCGAGATCATCGCGGCGGGCGGCCCGGCACTGGCGGGGCTG